CCTGAACCTGTTGCTGAGCCTGCCGCTGAACCAGCATGAGCGCATTTAAGTCAGAGTACACGACTCTTGTTCGTCATGTTGTCGGACTTGAGAACGCCTTTTCTGAAGCAGACTTGATTTCTGATGTCAGTCTTTACTGTAAAGAGTATTCAGTAACCGTCCGATGGGACGGATACGTGGGTCGGTTCTCTGTTTATGATGAAGACAATAAGCGCTGGGTAGACTGGAAGAATCCCAGAGAGCCGTTGTGGGCTTGCTCTATTGCTTTAGAGATTGAAGCTCTACATAAGAAAGCACGGGAGACTGCCCAAAAAAACATCAAGGCCATGAAGGATTCCTTCACAGCCCTGACTCTCTTTCTTTCCCCTCCAGAGGAGGAAGAAACTACTAACGGTCTACAGACTCAAGAACAACTGGACCAATAAAGGTGTAGCCATAAACGGTTACAGGCATGCCCTTAGGGCTGCGTTGCGAGAAGCGAACAATCTCAACGTGCCGTGCTTGAGTGGTTTCAAACTCAAGTTCAAACTCACGACCTACCGCATAAACCATTAGCGCAAATGGCTTTTTCGCTTTTTTACGACCAGGCTTTTTTGCTGGCGCTGCTTTCTCTTCTGCGGGTGCTGCGGGTTGTTCCGATGCTTCTTTCTTTGCGCGAGGCATGTTATCTCCTAAATTAAAGGGGTCGGTACTTTGTAACGATACCGATAGTTCTGGTATATCAAGTTTCACTATACTCTGTTAGTCTAATGTAGAGGTGAGTATGAGCAATCCTTTGGATGGTCGTCTTAGCATGGATACGTTTGATGGGTTGCTGAATACAACTCAGGCTGCCGTTGAGGCTATGTGCAACGGTGAGCTTTCGCCGCGCGAAACCGACATTCTTCTAAAAGCAGTTACTACTGCTCGTGGTGTTATTGAGGCGAAGAAGAAGACGATGCCAAGTGAGGCTAAGAACCCTGTTGCTGCTCCTGCAAAGTTAGATTCAAGCGGGCCGTTTGGCGTGTTTGGTGTTGTCCAGGGCGGAACTAAGTGACGATCATTCACCCGGATGACCCTGACTTTTGGGATCCAAACAAGTTCTTACCTATGATGAGCGTTCGCTCTAAGAGTGGGCGTATTGTTCCTTTTGAACTGTGGCACCCGCAAAAGATTATCGCTGCTGGTGTGATGCGTGCCTACAAGGAACGTAAGTGGCTTTGTCATGTGAAGCCTCGACAGGAGGGATCCTCTACATTCTTTACAGGGATTGCCTATCAACACACTGCTTTTAGGTCTGGTTGCCGTACTGCAATCTTGGCACACAAGAAAGACACGTCTTCTTATTTAGCAAGTATGGCTGTGCGTTTTCATCAGCATACGCCTGCTAAGATTAAGCAGAAGAAAACACCAGGGCTAAAAAGAACTCTTGAGTTTCCTCATATTGATAGCAGACTTACAGTTGATACTGTTCGTGGTGAAGAACCTTTGCGTGGTGAAACCATTCAGGTCTTGTTGGCCACTGAGATTAGTTCTTGGGCCGAGAACTTAGGTGCAGACGCTTGGACAGCAGCGCTGAATGCGGTTGCTGATGATGGCGGTATTGTGTTTGCGGAGAGTACGCCTAAGTTTCATGGCGACCAAATGCACCAGATCTCTATGGATGCCGACACTCCAGATTCGAAGTGGCTTAAGGTTTTTATTCCTTGGACGATGGTTGAGTCTTACGCAAAAGACCCACCGCCAGGTTGGCGACCCACATCTAATGTTTTGGATTACGCAAACAAGTACACGCTTACGCCCGCTCAAGCGTTCTGGATGCAGACTTCAGGTCTTGAGAAGTGTCGTAGAGACATGCGTAAGTTCAAGGCGGAGTATCCAATCAATGAGGTGGATTGCTGGACTATGGTTGGAGACGCTGTCTTCGACACAGACCGCCTAATGGAAATGCTCAAGTTGATTGATGGCAACACGGGCATTGCAAAAGAAACTAAAGAACATGAAACATACGCCCCAACCAACCCGGATCACCGCTATGTGATCGCTGTTGATCCTGCGTCTTCTTGGTCTAAAAGAGACTACACTGGCGTTGTTGTTCTTGATATTGAAACTTGTTCCGTAGTGGCTGATTTCCTAGGCCACAGGGATGCACACGACTTAGCTTCTTGGCTTTGTACTTTGGGCATGAAGTACAATAAAGCTTCCATTTACGTTGAAAGCAATGGAGTTGGTGAAGCTGTGTTGAGTCACCTTGTGGCCAATGGATACGGTCGCATTTACTACAGATCAAGCACATCACCGCTTTCAAGAAGTGCTGGAAAGACTAGGATTCCTGGTTGGCATTCGTCCATGAAAACAAAGGCTGAAGCCATTTCTATTCTTCAGCAGCTTATTCTTGATGGGTCACTTAGTATTTCTTCTCGCAGGCTTGTTCAGCAACTTGCCCAGTATAGGGGCCAATGGGATAAGTTGAAGCGTGACGCGACTGGTGGTCATTTCGATTTAGTCGCAGCAATGTCTATTGCTTCGTGGGCATGGCGTTACGAATCTGGTAAAACACTATCATCTACAGTAGATAAGAAGAACCAAGCACTAAAGAACTGGAAACGGCTTCTTCGTCGTATTGATGGAGGGAGTGGAAAGGGCTTCAACACTCCTTGGGGAAAACATTTATGACCAAGAAAGAAAAGCAAGAATCCAAAGAAAGGGATGCTGTAAAAAGAGTCCTTGGATTAGTTGAGACTTCTGAGCGTTTTTTTAAAAACGAGAGAATGGATGAGATCGTCCGCAACATTTCTTACTATCGTGGAAAGTTTTGGGAAGGCGATGGGTATGGAGACACGGGTCATGCCGGTCGTTTTCGTTCCTATAAGGCAGTTAGAAACGAGGTTTTCCCTATTGTAGATACTATTGTTTCTGCATTAGCAATGGACCTTCCTCAGGTTGAGGCTCTCGACCAGCGGGAAAGCGTGTATTCAACAACAAGCAGAGCAGAAGACCCCACGTTTTCTGGAAAGAGAATCGCCAGCGTCCTAAACTGGATTGCTGAACGAGATGAGTTGGACTCAACTGTCCAAGAGTTTGTCTTGCATGCTCTGTTGTTTGGAGAAGGGATCGTAAAGGTTTCTTGGTCTATGCCTCTTGGTCGGCCAATCTGGAGGCTTAAGCTTCCCTGGGAAGTACACTTTGATCCTTCCGCAAAAAATGTTCGGGATGTTAGCTGGTCGTTCGAACGGTTCACTGTTCACGTTGACGATTTCAAAAGCAGAGTGGAAAGCGGTCTGTACTCCGTAAAAAAGGAAATAAAACCAGACACTTACCCTCGAAGCTTGGTGTCATCTAGACTTGATGAAGCCGAAGAACGTGAACTTCGTAGGGCTGGACTCAAGGAGTTCGTGGGTCTGATTGAGTTTTGGGACTACAAAAAGGGAACGATTTACCACATCCATCCCGATACCAAACAGATTCTGATGGAGGCAAAAGCCCCTTACCGTAGACCATACAGCATCCTTGTCTTCAACAGTGGTGTTGGTCGTATTCGTGGAATCAGCGACGTATCTTTGATTGCTCCTCTTCAACGGGACATCAATGAGCTTGTGTCCGCTCGTCGAGAGGTTGTTGCTCGTCTTCCAAAGAGAATGCTTATTGATGAAGGGTTGTTCAACTCAGAAGAAGAGTTTGAGCGCTGGAAAGATGCCAAGACCTGGGAGCCCACCCGTATTCGTTTTCCTGTAGATGGAACGATTGACCAAAGGGTTTGGGTTTCTCCTGATATGCAGACTTCCTTTGATTTCAATCAGCACCTTGATGACAATGTGGACGCCATTCGTTGGACTCCCGGCATGTCTGATTACCAACGCGGTGAAGTTGCCAACATTCGTACAGCAGCAGAAGCTAATATGATTCGCGGAGCTATTGAAGGACGCCTCCGCATTCGTTCTCAAAAGCTTGTCCGTGTTGTGACTCAACTCTTTGAGCAATGTTTAGATGTTATGCGCTGGGCTATCGCTAATCGTGAAGCCTCTGGCATTGACTTGTTTGATCTTACAGAAAAAACAACACAAGGTGTAAAGCCGGAAGTGTTGGCCCATGAACTTCTTGCTGAGTCTGTTCGTTTCAGATTGCTTCCATTCTCTCCACTCATGGAAGACAAGATCGCTCGCAGGGAGTCTATGACCAACATGCTTCCCGCCCTTACCGGAGGCCCTCTTGCTGAATCCTTTGATTTGAAGGAGTTGGCTAAAGAGCTTGTAGAGGCTTATGGTTGGAGGCCGAGTGTTGTTTTAGAGGAGCCGCAGGTAGCTTCTATGCCTCCCATTCCACCAGAAGCTTTACCTTCAGAGCCACCTGACGCTTCGCTTCCACCAGAAGCACTGCCGACAGAAGCGGCGGCTCCTCCCATTAACGGAGGTGGTGAGTTGCCACCTGAACTACTGGCTGCTCTTGCTAAGTCTATCCCCGGTTTAGGGTAAGGAGTTTGTATGCTTGGTCCTGATATGTTGGAAAAAATGAAGGCTTTAGCCAAGGATGCGCTTGGTGGTAAAGAGGGTGCTGTTGACCTTCTGATTATTGAAGCACCAAAGGGCAAAGCGTCTTCTCCAGAAAAGGCAATGGATTACGCAAAGGAAGTAGCCGGTGAAGAAAACGGCCCGCCCGATGTTCCTGATGCCTACAAAGAGTCTAAAGAAGAGGGATCAGAAGGGTCCGGTGAGCACCCGGAAGGTCCGCTTCATTCTGAAGTTTTTAAACTAATCGAAGAATGGGATCCTCAGACACCTGAGGGACAACAGTATTTGTCCGATCTACAGCGTGTATATGACGAGAACAAACACGGAATGAAAAAGGAACAGGGTTACTAATGCCTCTTATTCCATACAAGTGTACGTCTTGCGGGTTTGAGATGGAGGAGCTTTTCTTTCGGTATGAAGATCCCGAAGAAGCAATCCCTTGCTCAAAGTGTTTTGAGATGGCTCCGAGAAGCCTTGTTTGCAAAATTAGTTTTTCTGGTGCTGACCAAAGTCAGTTGGACTCTATGTCTCGCGCTCACTTTACTGACGCTGAATTACGCGCAG